TTTCCACCCATCACTTCCCATCATAGAAAAGCGATCTTCATAGTATTTCTGGAGTTCTGGTGTCATTCAGATGCTGCCTGTAATGGAGACAAATCTTCAGTTGTCCAGAAATCCTTTGCCAGCATGATTTTCAAATGCTCTTTGTTGCGGGACAGGCAATCTGCCCACTCAGCATCTTCCATCTTTTCGGGCTTGCCAGCATTGATGAGGTTAATTGAATCCATTGCGGCACTGTAGTGCTTGGCGATTTGTTCTGCGGTGATTTGTTCTGCGGTGATTTCATTCATGCTGATGCTCCGTTGATTTGAGATTTGAGACTGTCAATTTCGGCCTTGAGTTCTTGGATGGCTTTGATTAACGGGCTAATAAACATCTCACGACTAATTGCCTGTATACCATCTGCGCCTTCATCCCATCCGCCAAATGTGGTTATACCTTCTGCATCTAACGCCGCTTTAACTTCTTGGGCAATTAAACCATGAATAACATTTTTAGTATTCCGTTCGTTTGTTTTATTGTATTGAGGCAAACTTTGGTCAATTTCATTAGATGGTTTCCAATTAAATTTAACTGGACGCAATCTATTTATAAACGACAAACCAAGAGAGTCATCTTGAATGTTTGTTTTTAAACGAACATCTGAAGTTTGTGTCCATGTTGCATTGGATGTGGGGTCATTGTAAATTTTTCCAGAGGAATTTCTGCCCATCGTAATGTAGCTATTAGCTTGACCAGATACATCGTAACCAATAACAATTTGGTATTGAGCAGCAGCGCTTGAGCCTCGGGTGTACCCGCCAATAAAAGTGTTGCTTGTGCCTGTTGTAAGTATTGCTCCACCACCAGTACCGTAATTTCCTGAATATGTACCTAAACAAGTATTTGCAATTCCCGTTGTAATTCCAGCGCCAGCCACATAACCTGTAGTAGTGTTTTCAGTACCAGTTGTATTTGCACTGAGCGCTGATAATCCCACTGCGGTGTTTTGACCGCCAGTTGTATTAAAGCGCATAGCGCCTCGTCCAAGAGCAGAGTTTTCCGCCCCTGTAGTGTTGGCATAAAGCGTTCTATAGCCAAAAGCCACTTGGTCATACCCTGATGTATTGCTATAAAGCGTCTCAACACCAACTGCTGAGTTAGTTGTCCCGCCTGTATTTGAGTAAAGCGATTGATAACCTATGGCAGTGTTGTAGTTTGTTGATGAAGTGCCGCTGAACGCCGCTTGATACCCTACAGCAGTGTTTTGTATTGCTGTGGTGTTGGCTTCGAGTGCTTGAACACCTAACCCAACGTTGTATGCGCCTGTTGTATTTGAATACAAAGCACGATAACCAGAGCCAACGTTATATGAACCAGTATTGCTGTTACCTGCCAGATAACCAGTAAACGTTGAACCAGTAGCGCCTTGAGTATCAGTTTTGCCAAACACAGTACCCAATGCGGTGGGCGTAGCGGCAGAAGCACTAGCGGCGGCCCAAGTGCCATCTCCACGCCAATAAGTACTAGATGAAGCAGATGTACCACTATTCAAATTGGTAACTGGAAGGTTGCCACTGACATGAGTAGCTAGACCAATCTTTCCCCAACTAGGGGCAGTCGATACACCACCAGAGATCAGTGCATTACCAGTTGCAACATCAGAAAGTTTTGACAATGCCGTTGTGGTTGACGCATAAAGCAAGTCACCAACTGCATAACTTGATTGACCTGTTCCACCAGAAGTAGCAACCAGGGTTGCTGACAAACCAGCCGCAGTTCCTGTGGTATTTTGATTAAAAGTGGGGAACGAGGTCAATGATGCCGCTGATCCATTGGGAGCCAACACATCAGTGCCAATCGCCAATCCAAGGTTTGTCCTGGCCCCAGATGTAGTAGTTGCACCTGTACCACCATTCAAAACCGCAACAGTACCCGTCACATTAGATGCAGTGCCCGTGGTGTTTTGATTAAAGGTAGGGAAAGAGGTCAGACTTGCAGCCGAGCCACTTGGAGACAAAACATCTGTTCCTATGACCAGACCTAGATTGGTTCTGGCATCAGCGGCAGTAGTTGCATTTGTACCACCATTGGCAACAGCTAAAGTACCTGCCAAGGTAATCGTGCCTGTAGTAGTGATAGGACTTCCAGTAACAGTGAGTCCTGTAGTTCCACCTGACAAAGCAACGCTAGTGACAGTACCAGAACCGCCACCACCCGCCACTGTGACTGTTACATCATCTCCTGATGTAGTTGCCGTAATACCAGCACCAACAAAATTTAAACTTTTTACACCATTGGTAATTGTTGTTCCTTCTTCCTTTACGACAATAGCCCCATTGGTGGACATGGTGCTGATGACTTTGATCTTTTCAGCAACATCAGCAGATACAACTTCACCAACATTTATCTCTCGACCATCAGACAAGGAAATTATCAAAGAACCATCAAAGTCAATGTTTGCGTTGACAACAGATACACCATCAACGCCATCTATACCATCACGACCAGCTTCACCATCAACACCTCTGTCGCCTTTTAGACCATCTTTCCCTGGTCTTCCATCTTTTCCATCACGCCCATCCTTGCCGTTAGCACCATCCCGCCCGTCTTTGATAGATGCAACACGCTTTTCAATAGCAGTACCAACGCCATCAAAACGATCACGAATGTCAGACTCAATCTTTTTGAGTGCTTGGACAACTAACTCAACATTTTCGCCAATCTTGCGTTTTTGGATTTCTTTGCTTTCAGCAATAGACTTTTGAACAGACTCTAAAACTGCCAGCTTTTGCTCATCAGTCATCTCATCTAAGTTAGGAACAATGCTCATTTCAATGCTCCAGACAGTTGGCTTAAAAAGTCATTCTCAACTGAACGCAGATTTTCTTGTTTGTTTGCCATTTGCAACTCGACAATCTTTGACTTGTTCTTAATGTCAGCTTCTTTGAGCATCAACTCAGCAATCTTGACCCGCTTGTCAAATTCTTTGCTGGCAGTATCACTCTCATTTGGCAGGTTCTTAGTTATTGCCGCCATGTTCTTGGCTTGCACTTCTTGAGGCATCAACTGAGCTTCAGTCATCAACTTCTGAGCCTCTGCCCGATTCTGTTCAGCTTGAGTCGTATTAACAGCAATCTGAGCCTGAGCCGCTTGCATTGCCAACTGCTGTTGCATCTGTTGCATTTGCTCTGCTTCAGGATTAGGTTGGCTCATCTTGTCCAACTGCTCCATCAGTTCATAGCGGTTGGTCAGTGAAGAATTAGCCAAAACACCCTTCAGAATCAATGGCAACACAGGAGTATTGGGGCCAAGGGTCTGGAGCAAACCAATGAACATCTGTTGTTCATGCTCACGGGCAATGATGCCTAGAGTGGCAGTGGGAATGAAGGTCATGTCCACTGAAGGATAACGCTCTGGGTCAAACTGCATATACCTGAAAGCCGCCTTCTGAATGAAGGGAATCAGGAAGTCTTCTTGGAAGTTCACCAAAGTACGCTTGTACTTCTTGATGATGGTGGCGACTGCCATCGACATACCGCCTTGGCCCATGTCTCTAGCACCAGCACTAACCATGCCTTGAGAATCCAAAGTTCCCGTGGATTGCAGGAGCATTCGCTCGAAATCCTTGGCAGTGGCTAGGTTGTTTCCATCAGTCTGCCCAAACTTGAAGGGATACAGAATCTCTGAAGGTGCGCCATTGGTGAGAATGGCTTTTCCAGGCTTGACTTCAAACTTGGCACCACGGGGAAGACGGGTTGCATCCATTGCAATCATGGGGCTGGTGGTCAGCGCCAATGAATCCAAGTGAGAACGAATCTGAGCATCAATAGCCTTTTGCATATTGAAGGCTTTTTCCACTGTGCCACGCCCAAGCAGACGATTGGGAACAGTGTCATCTTGGTAGGTCAGAACAGGGCGATCCTTCATCATGTAAGGATTTGCCTCTGCTTTGAGCAACTGCCCATCATTGGCAATCACAACGATGGCCTCAACCATGTCTGAATATTCTTCAGCAGCGGAACTCTCAGGAAACAAATCAACAATATTCCTGTTTTCCTCAAGGTTCTCTAGGTACTCACGGGGAACC